ATTTGGAATCCAATTGCTTGAACTCCGACCCGCTTAAGCTGTCCTGGAAGCTGATCACTACCAGGACGGGAAGCTGGCACCCTCTAACGAGGCGAAAGCAACTCTCCACACGATCGAAAGAAAATGGCAAATAATATAAAATATAATAAAATTTACCATGATCATCGAATCATGAGAAGGGCGCGACCCTGGAAGTCTCTCTTCCTACAGAATGTACATACTGTATTCAGATCAAATTCCGAGGTCTCAAAATTATGCATCAAAAGTGTAGAACATTTCCACAATTTGTGTAAACATTGTGGACTTGCATACGCTATTGAAACCCATAAGGAGATTGAAAGGCATGTCAGAATGACCATGCTTTCTCAAGAATCAACTTTCAATAGTAAGAAGTGGATGAAATTAAGATCTATTTATCATCTACCCTCATTCTTGAAGATTGATTCAAAACGCCTTATGGTTGATGACTGGTACTGCCAAGGTGTTTTAACAGCCTTGGGGTACTATAAACTTTATAGTTTACCACCAGATGATACTGTGATTAGCAGTATCACTGATGGACCATCACATAATCTTTGCGACATTGACTTAGATGAGTTGGAGTCCTTTGCAGATGAATTTTATAAGCAAAGGAGTATTTCTCCGTACACTAAAGTCAAGACCTCGCCAATATATGGTACAACCAAAGCAGGAGCTCATGGAGCTCCAGCAATGGGAGTATCATCTATTCTCGATGCATTAGATATTCTTCGATTACCAATTAAAGATAAAATTGATAAGATTTTACCTTTAGTATATGAATTGGAACCAGTAAAATTGTTCCAAGACATATTTGATAAATCGTTGGACCATATTGAGTCATGTAAACTCAATCAAAGTCCGTTTTCTGCTCGTCTTCATTTAATTTGTGAAGGCGGTGGGAAAACGCGAGCAGTTTGTATTCCAGATATTTGGACACAATCTGTTCTTAAGCCAATTCATCAATACTTAATGAATGTGCTTAGACGAATGCCTTGTGATGGTACCTTTTCCCACCCAGCATTAGCTGAGCGAGTAAAGGCATTTACAAAACATCACAGTCTATTCTGTTACGATTTAACGACCGCAACAGATAGATTCCCGTTATTCATTCAGAAGCGGATTCTTAGACCGCTCCTTGGTGAAATAACAGAAGGCTGGGCCGATCTTATATCTGATAGAGATATCAGATTTAAGAAAGAATATATAAGATATAGTGTTGGACAACCCATGGGTATGTTAACCTCATGGGCTGCTTTCACTATATCTCACCATATTATCATCAATTATTGCAAGAAAGATAATAATATCAATAATAATAAGATTAATAAATCTTTCTATGCGGTAATTGGCGATGATATGGTGCTGCATGGAGAAAAGGCAGCCTTGAGATATAGACAGGTAATGTCTTCTATTGGTGTCGGTATATCAGAGTCAAAGACCCTGGTACCGTCCAATAAAAGTAATACCGCGGAAATAGCTAAACGTTACTTTCGTAACGGTTCAGATATTTCCCCTATACCTCCAAGAGTACTTCTTGAAAGTACAAAGAACTTATCAGGGTTCTTTGAATTTCTCGAAGTACTAGCTTCCCGGACCGGCAACTTCCAGGATATTCCTGGACTAAGCTGGTCTGAAACGCTAAACCGATTGTTTAAACAAAATCGGCAAAGTGAGTCAGAGGCAGCCCGGGCTGTTATGACTTGTCCCATGAACGATTACTTTCCATTTCTGAAAAGGAATGCGAAAGGCGTCGCGCTCCTTACGGAGGTAACGAGCCCTTGGGACAGATCGAAGGATCCTATGATTAAGAATCACTTCGATAGATTCATCTTAGATGAAACTGTCAAACAGCTGAATAGTAATAAACTAGTATTAAAAGCTAGTGGATTACCATCAGTCCGCCCAGGCCCCAATGAGCCCAGAATCAGTCCACTTATTCAATCATATCTATCCCAAAAGGAAATAGATATGATAAAATATGTGAAACTGTACGTAGGAACGTACATCGACGACGAGGGTGACTCTTTTGAGCCTACTCCTCATAATCTTCTCGAATTCCTACTTTCTGAGCCTGATCCACTTTCTCCTAAAGACTTTCAGGAGAAAAGGAAGATCAGAAGGACGCGCAGCCTGAATTTGATCGAAAGATTCTGGCAACAAAACGCCAGAATTTTCCGAATAAGAACATAGTTATCAAGCTATGATCCAAATTCGGATACCCATACATTCTTTG